TGCAGTCAGCGCCGCAACTGGTGCAGTCACAGTCAGCGTTACTGGCACAGTTCCAACAGCCACCACAGCTGGCACTGTGACCACAGCGGCACAACCAAATATCACAAGTGTTGGTACACTGACAAGTATTTCTTCTTCGGGTAATGTCACAGGTGGTAATTTAATCACAGCCGGGTTAATCACAGCAACTGGTAACGTCAGTGGTGGAAACTTGAATGTCACAGGTAATATCGTTGACACTGGAGCATTGACAATTATCACTGGTGCAAGTGGCAACGTTAGCCTGGCACCCAATGGAACCAATGTGTTGGTGGCCACAACCACAGGTGCCAATATTGCAGGCACACTCAATGCCACCGGCAATGCCAATGTGGGCAATCTGGGTGCCGCAACAGTGGTGGCAACTACACTAACAGGTACATTATCAACTGCCGCACAAACAAATATTACTAGCGTGGGTACTTTGGGTAGTTTAAGTGTGTCAGGTAACATCACAGGTGGCAACTTTGTTGGAATCTTAAATGGATCTGGGGCCAACGTTACCAGTATCAGTGCCACTAATATCAGTTCGGGTACTTTGGCACAAGCACGACTGGCTAATGCCGCAGTGACACTAGGCTCAACAGCACTCACATTGGGTAGCACAGTAACCACAGTGGCTGGTTTGACCAGTGTAACGTCAACCACATTCGTTGGTGCGTTAACTGGAGCAGCCACCACAGCAGGTACAGTAACCACAGCCGCACAACCTAACATCACAAGTGTTGGCACATTGACAAGCATTTCTTCTTCAGGCAACGTCACTGGTGGTAATTTAATCACAGCTGGTGTTGCGTCAGCAACTGGTAATATCACAACCTCCAACTTTTTTGTGGGCAATGGTGCGTTTTTGACAGGAATTAGTGCGGCGGTTTCGGTATCAAAAATTGAAAATGGTAACTCAAATGTTCAGATACAACCCGCTAACAGTAACGTTACAGTTACTGTGGCTGGACTTGCAAACATTGCAACCTTTACTACTGGGTCGTTAACACTGGTTGGTGGATTTGCAAATCCAAAAACTATTTCGTTAAATATTTCACTGCCCGCAAGTGTCAATGCCATGTTAGTTGGGCCAATTACCATAGCTAACGGAGCAAGTTTAACAGTTCCAGACTCGTCAAGTTCTTACATTTATATGTAACTGGATCTAAACTAAATACTTTAACAAGGAAAAAACAAAATGCCATTAATTTTAGACGGCACAACAGGTGTATCAGCTTCGGGCAACGTTACCGGCGCATTTCTATTTGGTAACGCAAGTACACTCACTGGTATCAGTTCAAGCAGAATTTTCAACGGTACAACCGAAGTTAACGTGGGAACTTCTGGCGGCAGCGCCAACATCAGCGTAGGTGGCACGTCGAACGTGGCTGTGTTTGCCACAACTGGTGTTACTGTAACTGGGGTGGTTTCAGCTACTGGTAACGTCAGTGGCGGCAACTTAAACGTAACTGGATCAATTGTTGACACAGGTGTCTTGGAATTGATTTCTGGATCCAATGGTAACATCGCTTTGAGTCCAAACGGAACAGGTGTTATTGTGGCCAACAAAGACATACGTAATGGTCAGGCCAACGGCGTGGGCAACATTGGCACAGTGGGCGGATTTTTCAATACAGTTTTTGCCAAATCAACTTCAGCCCAGTACGCTGACGTCGCTGAAAAATATCTAGCAGATGATGACTATCCTGTTGGCACAGTGTTGTCGATTGGCGGAGCCAGTGAAGTAACTGCATCTAAAACCTATCATGGATCTGATGTAATTGGCACTGTTAGCGATAAGCCAGCCTATGTCATGAATTCAGGCCTAGGTGGAAACTTTGTTGCTGTGGTGGCCTTGTTGGGTCGAGTACCTGTTCGAGTAGTTGGATCTATCAATCCAGGAGACTTGCTGGTAGCAAGTAGGCAGCATGGCATTGCAACTGCGTTAGATCGTGACAGTTATCAACCAGGTTGTGTTATTGGCAAGGCCTTGGGAAGTTACAATAGTCAAGAACCTGGTGTAATTGAGGCAATCGTGGGTCGCATTTGATCTCTGACTAGATCAATTTTGTTCATAACAACATCAAAATTCACAGTGTTCCAAAGGCCAGGATGCATGGGCTTGGGCCATGCTGTAGTGTCAATCCAAGCGTACCCTAGGTGTTCGTGATTCAAGCAAGGTTGGAACTCGTGCTCAACACAACAGAAAAATGTGTGATACACAAAGTTATTGTCTTGACTGGTGAATTGTTCAATTGGCACCAACCGCACATAGTTGGGCATTGATCCCAGTTCTTCCCGACACTCTCTATTGATTGCGTCAAGCAAACTTTCTCCTGATTCAACTTTACCACCAGCTAGTCCCCAAGTCATTGGATACTTGGCGTCATTTCGCATCAAATAAAGATATCTTTGTGTATCAAGACTATAAAACCATACACCAACTGCATTCATAATACCAATGTCCACTCGCCACCTGGATATAAACCTTCGTAACTCTTGACCCACTCTTGACCAGTCCAACGGTATTGAAGACCAGTTGTGATGTTTGTTACAAATTGTATGTTATTGTAATGTACTCCGGCTGCAAATGCAACCACCCAAGAGGATCCGTCAAATTCGACTATGTCGTTGGCTTCGGCAACCAAGTCACCCCAGGCCAAGGCTGGAACAGGATTGTCTAGATCGCCAATGGCATTCAACACAAGATATCGTTGTCCTGTTGAAGCATTGGGAAGACCACTACCTGGGCCACTCAGCAATGGATCAATCACAGCATTTATAGCCGGTAATGTATTTTGTGGAATTGTGTCTGTGTCAACGTCAAACAACATAAATCTATCATCAGTTGGATCAAATGTCACATGACCAATAATCTCGGTAGTAGTATCCCAGGGATTGGTAAGTCGTATTTGACTAATACCAGGTCTCAATACTCCGTACATGCCAGCAATGGCTCCCCAGAACTCGTTGCTAGGGGGACTAACTGGTGGCTGTACACTGGCATTGGTTGGATTGACCACAGCAGATACTTTTAATGCTTGCAGTTTGTTCCCAATCAACAGCACCTGATATCCAAACGGCGTAAAAGCCTGTCTAGTACCCAGTAACAAATCATTGTTGGCAATAGCATTAACAGCATCACCGTTGCTGTCATGGATGGATGCAATAATACGTTCAATCACACCCAGCTTTTTAACCTTGGCTGGACTTGATATCCAGATTGGCAAACTAAATCTCATGGTCATGATGTCTATGGGATCATCAGTTCCTACTGGGATTGATCGACTGGACCATGTGACTTGATCTAGTTCAACCACACTCAAACTGGTCCAGTCAAGATAATTATCGGTGCTTTGTACTTCAAGTGCAGGGTTAAACAGCGTAGAAATTTGCTCAAACAATTGAAATTTTTGATTGGTGTTGCTGGTCCAGATATCGCAATTGATACCCATTTTGTAAGGAACTGGCATCAAGCGTTCAATCGTGAATGCATTGCCCTGTGAGGTCTCGTATGTTTCTGAATCAGGGTCATACGATCTTTGTCGAACTTGAATATTGCTAACAAAGTAAGGATCCTGCATTCGCGGACGATCGTATTCCATGCCATTGATATAAAATGTTATCAATGGTGTGCTGGGCAAACTACTAGATGAGTTTTGTTGTAGAACCGTTTGTACTTGACGAGTGGAGTCACCATATCTCACTGGCACACGTAACAAAGTAGGAGCCCCAGCGGCATCTCGACCGTATTCTACTTGAAAGTTTGAAAAGATTCTTGTAAACTGTAACAAGAATCTTCGTATCTGTTCGTCATAAAAGAACTGTTGCATTTATTATCTTCCTGGGGGTCTTGGATTTGGCGGCAAATTGCCACCGTCATCACCATTGTCAGCTCTGGGTTTGAGTAGTTCACTAAGGCTCTGACGACTTGGTATATTACCAAGATCTGTAGTTGGTACAGTGTATGTATTGTTAACAAAGCTTGAGCGCAATGTTTTGTTGTTAGGACCATTGTTGAGGTCAGTTCTAACATTGTCCTCAATCTTGACCCAGGAACCGCCATTGAATCTAAACAATCGATTGGGGAAGTAATCCAATCGAAGAGCATACTGACCCTCTCTTGGATTAGCCGGAAAACTCACACCTGGGGTAACTGGCAATCCGTTGGGCGCAATCCCATCCCCAGTCAAGTAACCCATGGTGTAGCCATCGCTAGTTGGAGTCTGCGATGCATCACTAGAATTTATATCCTGCGATGCATTGATTACCGATGAATCCGCAGTGGGCCCGCCAGGGTTGGCCGGTGATCCATCCGGATTGGTTGGGAAAATATAAAACTTCACAGTGTCGTATCCTGATAGCGGAACTTCGATGTCTGCTTGTAACAGGATTGAATCATTGATTTCGTAATCGCGTGGACGTGTGCTTGCACGGTCAGCAGTGGTTGGTGGATCTATTTCCAGCCAGTATTCAGTATTGGTAATATCAGTCCCCACAGGTGTGCTCTTTAGAGATTGATAATACACATCACCAGCATTGACAATACTGCCCGGTGGATAGAAATTACCAGAATCCCATATTTGTTCACTAACAAATGGTTTGTTCACAATCTCTTGATATTCCTGTGCATTGACCATTGGTGTGGCCTTGATGCGCCACAAGTGTGGCATCCAGGTTTGGCTAAAACCTTCGCTGGCAAAGGCAGCATCCTGAACCACATAGTAACGAGGTAATGCTCTGGGAATAGCAGCATCTAGAGGATTGATGTCTCGTAGGTTTGGAATTTCCAAAACATCACCACTCATGAGCTTACGTCCAATGGTGTCGATCATGTTGTTGTAATGAAATGTAATAAACAACGTGTCGTTGTTCAAGAACAATCCAAATTGACTTAGATCAAAATCAACATCTTGGGCTCGATAAACACCACGCATTTGGTAAATGTCTGGATCATATGCACGATCTCTATTTTCCAACAACAGCAAGTCTTGAATAAACAATGGGTTCTCTTGACTGTACACCGGCTGAGTAGCATCGTAATTACCACTTTCAGCTGAATCCTCGCCCCCAGTTTTTGGTCCCAGGTATTTGTGGATATAGATATCCACCCCGCCCACAGTGTACATTTCTGCAATGGTTCGATCAAAAAATTGGTAATCGTTTGTGCGATTTGGGCGATAAAGTGACAGTCTTGGCATAGTATACTATTTATGGACAGGTTGACCGATAATTCCAGAAGTGCTACAATACGGGTATGAAAGTAGTTAAATTAAACCGCAGATTCCGGCAGTTCAAAGAACATGGGCACACAGTTGCATTGCGATTTGAAGGCTGGACCAAAAAAGCAACCGAGGTTGAAAAAGTCTGCCGTGAACGATTAAAGGCCGGTGGCTGGTCGCGTGACCAGAACTGGTACAGTTATTATGGCGAACGAAACAGTCGTTATGATCGTGATGTTGCTCGCCCATACTGGATCACATTCCGCAACGAAGCAGACTTAACTTTAGTACTACTTTCTGCAGACTTGACCAAATAATTACGATGTGCTATAATTACACAATATACAAACAGGAGTCTGCATGACAGTAGCTACCAAACCCATCAAGCCCTTGAACCCACGTAGTCCCGATACCAATGCCATGGGCATGGAGCCAACATGGAAAACTCAGCCCACAGACAATCGGATCAGCGCCTTGAGCAAGGCGTTTTCGTGGTACAACTATTTTTATGGCAAAAAAGATGCCCGAGAAATGATTGTAAACTATCTTGAACTGCACGGTCGCAAGAGTGATGTTCGATTGCTTCGCGGGGTGCCGGATTCTGGTATACGTCTTACCACCGGCTGGTTGTGTCGCATGAGCATGATGGGACTAGAGTTAACCGAACATGAGCAAAGCAAACTAGATAACTTGTTGAAAGAATTGCTGGAAACCAAGCAAATAGAAGTAGAAGTTGAAGCAGTAGAAGATACTGTTCCACGGATTACCATTCAAGATCGTCTACGAGAAAAAGTTAGCGAGTGTGCCGGTGAACTAGAAGCGTTATTTGATGACTTCATTGCGTCAGGTGCAAAGATGTCGGCAGACTACAAACCAATCATGACCATTCGTGGCATGAATGTGGCACCACAAATGGTGAGCAACATTGCTGACATTTGGAAAAAGAAACAGTCTGAATTTGAAGAAGTGGTCAAAGGCAAAGATGCTCAACTAGTTGAAGCTTACAGTCACTTGACAAAAATTCAAATGCGTAATGTTCTCAAATTTTGTGAGACAGTGATCAACGACTGCGGTACCTATGTACAGATTAAAAAGGTTGAGCGTAAACCACGTGCCAAAAAAGCAGTGAGCCCAGAGAAACAAGCTAGCAAATTCAAGTTTCTCAAAGACTTTCCAGAACTCAAACTAACAAGTTTGCCAGCGACTGCACTGGTTAACAAAGCAGAGGCTTGGTTGTATGATACCAAGAAACGCAAGCTTATCCATATAGTAGCGGATGAGTACACTAAAGAGTTTACAATTAAGAGTAACTCTATTATTGGGTTTAGCACAGCCGAGACCACACAAAAAACATTGCGTAAACCAGCAGAACAGCTAAAGGCTATTACTGGGGCTGGAAAACCGGCGGCACGTAAGTTCTTTAAAGATATTAAAGCCACAGAAGTGGCCTGGAACGGCCGGGGTACCGAGAATATCATCATTCTTAAAAGTTGGTAAATAGAAGGAACGGAGTTCCCTAATGGCTGACCAAACACTAGATCCACTTAAAAAACAACTAATTGAGTACGTACAGTTACAACTGGGCGATCAAATTGTTGACATTGAGCTAGATCCCTCACACTACGAAGCGGCATATCAAAAAACAATAGGCACTTATCGCCAACGTGCACAAAACGCCTATGAAGAAAGCTACAGTTTTATGGAACTGCTTGACGGCGTCAATGAGTATGTGATGCCACAGGAAGTTGTAACTGTGCGTCAAATTTTTAGACGCACAATTGGACTAGGCACAGGCGGCGGAGGCGGAAGCTTTGATCCGTTTGGTGCTGCCACATTAAATGTATATTTGTTGAATTTCAACCAATCTGGTGGTGGCTTGGCCACATATGATTTCTATCAACAATATGTTGAATTGGCAGCTCGTATGTTTGGCGGTTATATCAATTACACGTTCAATCCTGTTACTAAAAAATTACAACTAATCCGCGACCCACGCGGCACTGGCGAAGTGGTGTTGCTGTGGACATACAATCTGCGTCCAGAAATTGTGTTGTTAAGCGATTTTCAAATTAGTCAATGGATACGTGACTACATGGTGGCAGCCTGCAAGATGATCATTGGCGAAGCACGTGAAAAGTTTGGCACTATAGCAGGGCCTCAAGGTGGTGGTACCCTAAACGGTGCCGCAATGAAAGCTGAGGCTCAAACACAAATGGACAAGTGTATTGAAGATCTCAAGCTCTATGTTGATGGAAGCCAGCCACTCACGCTGGTAATTGGCTAAACACCACAAGACAAATGTAAAAAATTCTGTTATACTTGCAGTATGGCAGACTTAATGATAGACATCGAGGGACTGGGAACAGGGCCCGACACCACAATCCTAACCATAGCGGCGCAGAGTTTTGACCCGCTGGGGTCTGGCTATTTCAACAAGCATTATTATGCTAGGATCACATTGGAGAGCCAAGAAAATCGTAGCATTCAACAGGACACAATCGAGTGGTGGGCATCACAGCCAGCAGAAGCTAGAGATGAAGCGTTTGGTGAAACTGATCGTATCCCACTAGACCAAGCTCTTGACGAGTTGGCAAAATTTATCTGGCAGAGCAAACGCATATGGGCAAACGGTCCCACATACGACATGAACATTATTGAACATGCGTATAAAAGCTTTGGTAAACCCATTCCCTGGCAGTTTTATGTAGTACGCGATGCTAGAACTGTGTACAGCTTGTACCCAAGCCTGCCCAAACCACCCACTAGCCACCATGCATTGGAAGATTGCCGTCGTCAGATTGACCTGTTGCAAGTGACACTCAAACAATTAAACATAACACAACTGGTATGAATATATTTTTAGACATGGACGATGTTGTTGCCGACTGGATGGCTCATGCAAAAAATGTGCTAAACATGGATTGGGAACCCGGTGAGCGTATTCCCCAAACAGATTGGGACAAGCTCAAAAACAATGAGAGATTTTACCTTGAGTTGCCATTAAAAACTGGGGCAATTGATTTGGTTGTGTACTGCACAGAGCTGACAAAAAGCACAGGCGGAACTTTGCAGTTCTTGAGTGCATTACCACATGACTACTCAATGCCATATGCCGCACAAGATAAAGTATGGTGGGCCAACCGTTATTTTCCAGGCGTGCCTGTATTTTTAGGCCCGTTTAGCCATGACAAGTGGCGTCACTGCAAGCATCCTAGCGATATACTAATTGATGATAGATCCAGCAATTGCAACGAATGGATCTCGGCTGGCGGGCAAGCCCATGTTTATCGCAACTGGACAACATGTAAAACTTGGTTTGAAGGAGTGTTAAAATGATTATAGGTGTATGCGGATTCATTGGCAGCGGCAAAGATACCATTGCTGATTATCTAACAAACGTTCATGAGTTTCGACGAGAAAGTTTTGCCAACACTCTCAAAGATGCAGTGGCACAGGTGTTTGGTTGGGATAGGACCATGCTAGAAGGCCGCACAAAACAAGCCCGTGAATGGCGTGAACAAGTGGACACCTGGTGGGCCGACCGACTAAACATGCCTGATTTAACTCCTAGATTGATGCTACAATTATGGGGCACTGAAGTATGCCGCAAAGGTTTTCATGATGACATATGGATTGCCAGCCTAGAAAACAAACTGCGTACCAGTAGTGATAATATTGTAATTAGCGACTGCAGATTTCCAAACGAAATCAAATCAATAAAAAACGCTGGCGGCGCTGTTATCAGGGTAACACGTGGCCCAGAGCCAGACTGGTATGATCATGCAATCAATTTCAATGCCGGCGAAAAGCGTCTAGGCTGGTCAATAGGTAAAAATTACCTGGCTAGAAACGGTGTGCATGCTAGTGAATACAGTTGGGTTGGTACAGATTTTGATGCTGTTATTGACAACAACAATACCATGGACCACTTGTATTCACAAGTCAATGATCTGGTTCTACGTCTCCAGGGCGCCAGGTCAAATCAAGTCGGGTAACTTCAACTGCACAATTTAGGCACACAGTTTTGAGATTGCGGAGGTCTACATTATTCAAGTCTCCGTCAATGTGAAACACCATGAGTTGAGCACTGATCCTAGATTTAAACCCACACCGATCGCACTTGATTTTTTTCTTATAACCTGAAGTTTTCCATCTGGGTGCCAATGCTGGCAAAGCTTTTCCACGGCGTATACAGGTAGTACATCTTGATCGATAATACTTTTTATCGTTATGATATCCGTTGACGGCTGCAAAATTCTTGCCGCAAGCTTTGCATAAGGGTCGCATGTGTTATTTATTGATGTAAACCTTAATTAAGGTCCTGCAATCAGCCTTCTTTTGATGTTTTTGATAAATATCATTAACAATTTTTAGAAGGATGCAATCATGGCACTAGTATCTCCAGGCGTAGAAGTAACAGTAGTTGACGAGTCGAATTATATTCCAGCGTCAACTAACTCAGTCCCTTACATTTTAATAGCGACTGCCCAAAACAAGGTATCTGGTACAGGTGCCGGCGTTGCAGCAGGCACATTAAAAGTAAATGCAGGCAAGGTTTATACCATTACAAGTCAACGCGATTTGGCAGCAACATTTGGCAATCCGTTCTTTTACAAGACGGCAGCCGGCACACCAATCAATGGTTACGAACTAAACGAATACGGACTATTGGCAGCAAACTCTGTGCTGGGAATTAGCAACCGTGCTTACGTTCAGCGAGCCGACATTGATTTGTCCGAGTTAACAGCTAGTTTGACACGTCCAACTGGTTCTCCTACAAATGGTACTTATTGGTTAGACACAGGTATTACATCTTGGGGTATTTTCCAGTGGAATCAGTCAACTGGTGCATTTAGTACCAAGACTCCTATTGTTATTACAGATCCAACTCAAGTTACTGGTAGTGTTCCAAACTCCAGCATTGGCAGCATTGGTGATTATGCAGTTGTTACAACAAATGCAAACGACCCAGTGTATTACAAGAATGAAAGCAACCAATGGGTAATAGTTGGTGGCGATGACTGGAAATCAAGTTGGCCCACAGTGCAGGGCACAGTGTCGTTGACTGGTGTCACGCTAACTGCTGGCAATACTCTAGTGATTAACGGAACCAGCGTAGCAGTTCCAGCAGGCCCAAATAACAACGCAACAGGTCTAGCAAACGCAATCAATGCAGTACCAATTGCTGGTGTAACTTCAGCAGTTGACTCAAGTGGTCGCTTGGTAATATATGCCAATAGCACTGCAACTGCTGATGGCTCTACAGCCGATGGTGGCGTTGTGCATATTGAAAGCAGTAGTACTGCAGGACTATTAACTGCAATCGGCTTTACTGCACAATCATATTGCGCACCTGCTTTGCAACAAAGTGCAAACTTCACTGTACCGCGCTGGCGCACTACAGACACTGACCCTCGTCCTACTGGATCAGTGTGGAACATGATAACTGCGGTTAATCAAGGTGCCAATATTGTAGTCAAGCGTTATGATGCAGCACTGGGTGCATTTGTCACACAAAACTCACCAATTTATGAAAACGATCAAAGCGCAAACAAAGCACTTGATCCAAGTGGTGGCGGCAAAAACATTGTGGCCGGAGCATTGTACGTTCAGTACAATTCTGATCCAGAAATAAATGCCGATGATGTGTACAACAATACTCTTACACTCAAAGTTTTTGAACGTGCAACAACCGGCGCAACAATTGTTTCTGGTGCAACAGTTGATCCAACATTTGTCAACGGTAATCAGTTCAGTATTTCTGCTAGTGCTGTCAACAGCAACACATTAACAACACCAGTAACAGCTACAATTTCTGGAACTACTCCAGCTGCTTTTGTGGCAGCAGTTTCTGCAGCCGGTGTTCCTTTTGTGTCAGCAGCAGTAACAGCCGAAGGCACTATTTCGTTCACACACAGTCAAGGTGGCGTCATTGTATTGACCAACGTAACTGGCACTCCAGTAGCGTCAGCTGGGTTTACTACCAGTATTGAGGAAGTCAAGGCTGGTACTGGCGATTTAACTGGCAGTTTGATTTTGTCTCCTTGGGTTCCATTGACTTACACTGCATCATCAACTGCTCCTAGCTTGAATCCAGCAGACGGTCGCTTGTGGTATTACAGTGCAACAAATCAAGTTGACATTATGATACAGAGTGGCTCAGGATGGGAAGGCTACCGCAACGTGGCACTTGATGTGCGTGGTTATAACCTAACACAAACAGATCCAGCTGGCCCAATTATTTCTGCCAGTGAGCCACTAACACAAAGTGATGGTACTGCATTGGCGTACGGTGACTTGTGGATTGACACTAGCGATCTTGAAGTATACCCTGTTATTAGACGTTGGGAATTGCTGAATGATATTGCACAGTGGGTGTTGATTAACAATACAGACCAAACAACCAGCAATGGTATTTTGTTTGCAGATGCACGTTGGGCACCTAATGGCACAACCAATCCAATTACTGATAACATTCCTACAATTGTCAGTTTGCTAACAAGCAATTACTTGGATCTAGATGCACCAGACTCAGCTCTGTATCCAACAGGGACTTTGTTGTTTAACACTCGTCGAAGTGGTTTCAATGTCAAGAGTTTCCAGACCAACTACTTCAATCCACAGACATTCACTGTGGATGGTTACAGTGCAACCACTGCTTATGCCGCAAATACTGTGGTATTGTATCAAGGTGTGTTGTATATTTCAACCACAACAACCACAGGCAACGCACCAACTAACACCAATTTCTGGGCCACTCTAGAAACTGATGCTTGGGTCAATGCAAATGGTAACCGTGCTGATGGTACTCCTTACATGGGCCGTTTGGCACAGCGTCAGCTTGTTGTTGCGGCCATGAAGTCTGCAATTGACACTCAAGACACACTGCGTGAAGAGCAAAATCAATTCAACTTGCTTGGTTGCCCTAACTATCCAGAGTTGATTATCAACATGGTACGTCTAAACAACGAACGTGGTAACACTGGCTTTATTGTTGGCGACACACCAATGCGCTTGCCGCCAAGTGGTACTGTTATCCAAGCCTGGGCTACTGATGCTGGTGGATTAGGTTTTGTTTCGGGCGATGGCTTCACCACAAGTGATCCGTATGTTGGTGTATTCTACCCAGCTTGCCAAACAACTGATCTAAGCGGTAGTCAAGTTGTACAGCCTGCCAGCCACATGATGTTGCGTACTATTGTTCGTAGTGACGAAGTTGCTTATCCATGGTTAGCACCAGCTGGTGTACGCCGAGGCGTTATTGATAATGCTGAACGCATTGGCTATATTGAATCTGCTACAGGTGAGTTTGTGACTATTGCAACTGGACAAGGAATTCGTGATGTGTTGTATCAGAACAAGATCAACCCAATCACATTCATTCCAGGTGTTGGTATTACCAACTACGGTAACAAGACAGAAAGTGCAGTTACCAGTGCATTGGATCGAATCAACGTTGCACGTTTGGTTGCATTTGTACGTGGACGATTGAATGAGATTGGTAAACAGTTTGTGTTTGAACCAAACGATCAAATTACTCGTAATGAAATTACCAATGCCATCGACGGTTTAATGATTGACCTTGTGGCAAAACGTGGTATTTACGATTACCTGGTTGTGTGTGATTTAAGTAACAACACCCCAGCTCGAATTGATCGTAACGAACTTTATGTTGATATTGCTATTGAACCAGTAAAAGCAGTAGAGTTTATTTACATTCCAGTTCGTCTCAAGAACACTGGTGAGATATCATCGGGACAAGCAGCTAGCTCTGCTACTGTTTAATAGAACATAAATAAACACATACAGGAGAAACATATATGGCCGTTGCATCACTAACAAGAATGACAGTCCCTTTGGCAAATGATCAGAGTAATCAGAACCAAGGGCTGTTGATGCCGAAACTCAAGTATCGCTTTCGAGTGATGTTTGAGAATTTTGGAGTTTCAACTCCACGTACTGAATTGACAAAGCAAGTTATTGACTTTACTCGTCCTTCGGTTACATTTGATGAGATTCCAATTGAAATCTACAACAGTCGTATGTATCTTGCTGGCAAGCATACATGGGAAATGTTGACTGTGAACCTGCGCGACGATGCTTCAGGTGAAGTTGCACGTTTGGTTGGTGAACAATTGCAAAAGCAATTGGACTTTAACGAAATGGCATCGGCCGCAGCTGGTATTGACTATAAGTTTTTGACTCGCGTTGAAATCCTTGATGGTGGCAACGGTGCCGCAACACCTGTGGTGCTAGAAAATTGGGAAATTTATGGTTGCTACTTGAATCAAGTAAACTATAACGACTTAAACTATGGCTCAAGTGAAGCAGTGACAGTTACTATGCAAATTCGATTTGACAATGCAGTTCAGACACCTAACGGTACTGGCGTTGGCTCATCGGTTGCACGTTTGGCTGGCAGTGTTGTAACTGGAGTTGGCGCAGGCTTTGCCGGCGTCTAATAGCTAAATGGCATTCGGGCAGGATTTTCTAAAGTCGTTCTTTGGTAACGACTACGTTAAGGATTACACTCACGCATCCAAAACGTTTCGTTCAAACGGATATGAAAATTCTCCCCGAGTTAAGTTTCTCTTTCATGTTTACTTCACACTAAACACAAGTCAAATTCCGCAGTTGAGAAATATTTTCTCCACTCCTGATACTTCAACCATTGGGTTGTTGGTTAAAACAATTGATCTTCCTAAATTTCGCTTAGATACTGAAACCCTTAATCAGTACAACCGCAAGCGTATTATACAAAAGAAAATTGAGTATCAACCAATTGCAGTAAAGTTCCATGATGACAGTGGCGACCTTATTCGCAACATGTGGTACAATTATTATTCATACTACTACAAAGACCCCAGCCAACCCTATCGTGGACAGACAAATACCAATGGTTCCATTGGTGATAGCGCCACCTTGAGCAACGGTTTTAATTACAACAGTCGTGACATTTATGAAAACAGTCGTCCCATAAATGACTGGGGCTACATTGGCGAGAGTTACTACGACGGAACCAATAGTTCCAACGGAAAACCCCCGTTTTTCAGAGACATTAGCATATACGGACTCAACCAACACAAGTTTGTTGAATACGTGTTGATCAATCCCATGATTTCAGAATGGAATCATGACACATATGACTACAGTCAAGACACTGGCGTCATGGAAAACAACGTGACCATTAGTTACGAAACAGTCAAGTATTATTCTGGTGCTGTAGGCGGAGTCCGTCCGGACACAAACGTTCAAGGATTTGCATCTCCATCATACTATGACCAGCAAGGTGGCTCATTGAGCAGACCTGGTGGCACTCGAAGTATACTTGGACAAGGCGGTCTTCTAGATGCAGGTCTTGGAATTATATCAGATCTTGAGTCAGGCACTGTAGGCGGCCTAATAGGTGCAGTACAAAAAGCTGGAACAGCTTACAACACCTTTAAGGGTGCAAATTTAAAATCCATTGTCAAAGAAGAAGCAATTGGTGCAGTACAAGATGTTCTGCGTAGTACCACTTCGGGTGCGCCCAGCAGTACCAATGTTGGCCGCGAAGTGTTATCACCAGTAAGAAATATCTTGCAAAAACCAATTTTCCCAGTTCCACCAAAAGGATAACAGCATATGAGTACAGTAAACGTTGTCAATCCAGCCCTTGACAATACAGTCCGAATCTTTGACCAATTTTATAATTTTGACATACAAGTTCCGCAAAACGAGTATGATGTGGTCAACAGTTATTTTATATCAGTATTTAAATCAATCACTGCCGCAAGAAACTTTACAGTAACACTGTTTAGGGTTGCACAACAAACTCAAGTGCCAGTCATGACATTGTTAGCACAGCTACAGTCACAAGATGCACTAACAGTCAATACCACACTGGCTTACTTCTTGAATGGACTGCGTAGCCCCAGTACTTTGCTAGGCGTGAACTCAGTTCTAACTCCTAACTATTTCACAGCACGTAATGTTCTAGCATGAGCAACAACTTCGCCCAAGGGGTTTACCAGGTTAAAAATCCCAAAAAATATGTTGGCAAAGGTAGTCCTAGATATCGATCAGGGTGGGAGTGGGCGTTTTTTCAATTCTGCGACAACAACGATGCAGTACTGGAGTGGGCAAGCGAAGCAATTGCAATCAAGTACTTGCACCCTTTGACTGGCAAAATGGCCAACTATATTCCTGATGTGTTCATGCGATATCAGGCTCGCAATGATAAAATCTGTACAGAGCTAATTGAGATCAAGCCAAAAAATCAAAGCATGATAACAGAGAAAATGAAAGATCGAGACAGGGCTGTTGTTGCCATAAACCACGCCAAGTGGGCCGCAGCACAGGCCTGGTGCAAGAGAGCTGGCATTGTATTCCGAGTAATTACAGAAGATCAGATGTTCCACAACGGGTCTAAAAAGCGGTAAATACCGCATGACTCGTAAACTTGAAGAACTTTTTGATATGCCACAGGCTGATCCTGATAGCATACCCAGCTTTGACAATACCAACAGTGATATTGATGAAGCAAACATGTCGCTGTTACCATCTGCACTATCCGCCCTTGACAAAATAGAATCAGCTTTGCCGGCAGTGCGAGGCCTTGAGGCTAGCGATGTTGAAATGGATGACTTGGCCAAGAAAGCAGTTGACAGCTATGACAATCTCATGGACCTGGGAATGAATGTAGATAGCCGATACGCTAGTGAAATTTTTTCAGTAGCAAGCCAAATGCTAGGCCATGCAATAACAGCCAAAACAGCCAAGCTGAACAAAAAGCTCAAGATGATTGATCTTCAATTAAAGAAAGCCAAGCTAGATCAAGTTGACGCCCCTTCTGCCAAAATACCCAGTGCCGAGGGGCGCATGCTTGACCGTAACGATCTTTTACGCCAACTCCAACAGGATGCGGAAAAGACAAACGACGGTAAATAACATACAGGACTGAATTATGAAAACATTTGCGCAATACCTCACTGAAAGTGAAAAAACCTTTGATTACCGCATTAAGATTGTGGGAGATGTCCCTGATGGCTTTATGAAAGACTTCAAGGATAAACTAAAAAAGTTTGAACCAGTAAAAGTCTCAGACCCAAAGAAAACTCCCATTCAATCCAAGCCAGCTGGATTTCCCAACCACGAAAATCAGCCAGTCACAATCATTGATGCAACATTTAGATATCCAGCAACACCACCACAAATTACTCAGATAGCTGAACTACTGGGTTTGCAAGCCACACAAATTGACATTAACGATTTGAAGTGGAGTGAAGGTATGGACAAGGAACTCTTGGGCATTGCTGATCAAACAGATTTGCTAAACAGTGAGTATCCCGCAACTGATGCTGAACAACGTCAGTTGAAAAAAGAACATGCACAAGGCAACCAACAAGTGGTACAAAACTCAGCCGAGAATGCCAAATGGACAGTAGCTGGTGGTAAAACCAAACCAGCTGTGACAACAAATGATTTACCACAAGGTGTTAGAAGCCCGATGTCGGTAATCAAGAGACCCGCCAAGCCAGAGACCGGCTTTCAAAAATAAGGAAATAACATGACATTTTTTTACGACTTAAACAAAAAGCTGAGTGACTTGGCTGCAAAACAAACTTTGAATGAGGGCGCAAGCCATCAAGCAAAAACAACAATGAAGCATGTTGATGCTAGTGATGCATCACCGCGAGTAAAGGCTGAGTTGAAAAAAGCCTCTGGTGACATCAAGCCTGGCACAGCCGGCTACGATGATCGTGCTAGAATGTTGAAAGCTGCCGGCGTCAAGGACACTCGTGGTCCTGCCACAAACGAAGGCGCCAAGCCAGATTTTCTTGACGTTGATAAAGATGGCAACAAAAAAGAAACATTCAAGAAAGCAGTGGCAGACAAAGAAGTTGCCGAAGGCATTCTTGACACTGTGAAGAAAGTTGGCAGTGCAGTCAAAAAAGGTGCTGGCAAAGCACTGGACACATTGGGACACGGCAGTGATGAAGACATGATTCGTGACTTACAAAAGAAAGTTGGCATGCCACAAACTGGTAAAAAGCCAATGGCCCACATGAAAGAAGCACACGGCGGTATCAAACAAATCATTGGATCCATGTCCGGCGATGTTGCTAAATTCAAACAAGATGGTGATCTAAGTGATGCACTGTATAATGCACTATTTGATTACTACAGCGACAGTGGCGAAATGCCTTATGGTACAGCAAAAGCTCGAGATGGTGATCCATATGAATGGATTAGCAATCGCCTTGAACAAGAACTAAACGTAAGCGAAAATGTTGACAAAGAAGCTTTTGCCGCATTGGCACCCCCTACAGACAAGATCACTTTCGCTGACAAGATTGCCGGCGCCAAGAAAGAAGTTGACGAAATGCTGGGCGATGTAGCAGCAGAAGCCATGAAGCAGGCTCTGGGCCGCGGCAAAAAAGTTGTTGCTGACGAAGCAGAAGACAACAGTCCATTCACTGCACACAAGCGTCCCCGTGTAGAACGACCCAAAGTTGGTAGCACTGAGCGTGGAGCATTACATGATATTGAACACACAGCAACTGGCCGCAAAGTAACACGCAGAGTTGACCCTAATACTGGACACAGTGTGGGCTCAGATGATGATGCTCCAGCTTCGGGCGAAAAGCGTGGACGTGGTCGTCCAGCTGGCAAAGGCGCTGGCAAAAGCATCGGAGCCAAGGGCCCAAGTGGTAAGTCAAAATTAATGACCAAAGAAAGCGACAACGAAAGCGATGAAATCAAACAGGCCATGTCCATGTTGAAGAAAGCTGGATACGAGATTACCAAAGCCGACAAAGACGAAGAGCAAGTTAACGAAAAAGCAGTAAGCAAAAAACAACAAAAGTTCATGGGCATGGTTCATGCCGCACAAAAAGGTGAAAAGCCTGCTTCTAAAGAAGTTGCCAAGGTAGCCAAAAGCATGGGCAAGAAAGATGCTGAAGACTTTGCTAGCACCAAGCACAAAGGTCTGCCTGAAAAGAAAAAAACTGAAAAGAAAAAAGAAGTTGAAGAAACAACAGTAGCTGGATCTGTTGCTACTGCACCTGCCAAAGCCGCTAAAGGTGGTGTCTTTGGCAAAGGCGTTTACGAAAGTGCGATAGCTGAAAGCTTTGACAAAAAGTTAGACACAGTATTAACCGAAGGCATGAGTATTAATCTCAGCGTGGGCGAAGATGGTACAAAGTCTTTGAGCGTTAACGCCACCAATGAAGATGCTGAACAACTAGCGCAACTGTTAAAAATGGCTGGCTTAGGTGGTGAAGAAAGCGGTCAGCATGCTTGTTCCACTTGCGGTGAAAGTGCATGCGGCTGCCAACAAGTTGACGAAGAACTTGCCAACTCACCAAACCCCAACTACAGCAACACAGACACCATGGTAAACACATTGAGTGGCGGGCTTAACGGTCGTAAGACAACTGGGCAAACAACTATTCCAGTTATTGCACATCAAGATCGCCAAACAAGCGTAGCTGAAAGCTCAGAGTCTCGGTTGTGGGAATTGTACCAACGTTACAGCAAGTAACTGCTATTACAGGAAAATAACAAAATGGCAAATGTTTATACATCACTGGGAAACACCACAGTGTACACCGACAAGCTACAAATATCCACAGCTGGAAACGCTGTGACATACCAGGCTTACGCTGTGTCATTGGGCGGAGCAACTGCCGCAGGCAACATTTATTCTACACCTATTAGCATTCCGGCAAATACTGTGTTTGAAGTATACAGCGGCGCTGGAAACAAAGTCACTGTTACTGGTACACCATTCACTGCGTTAGAATTGGGCACAGCAAGTTCTGCCACACGTAGTGTGATACAGGCTTGATAGATGCGAGCAAACGAGTTTATCACTGAACGAGACGGCAAGATTGGCAAACGTCGTCAAGCCGCCACAGTGGGCCTAACCATATTTGGCGATAACGAACGTGCCAACAGTGACTACACTCTGAATCGCGTGATGATGGCTGTGGCCTGTGCCGACGGTTCTGACTCGATCATTGATATGGATGAAAAAAGCTGGATAGGAAAAAAACGTGGTGCCTATCCCTACACTAGAATTGAACACGACATGCTGAAGCAGGCATTTAAGGCAGCTGGTGCTGAGTACACCGATTTAAACAACGGTGACCTGGACAGTGAAGAGCATCCAGAAGTTAATACAGCAAGTCCTGTTGTGAGTTTCAAAGGCTATCCCCGATGAGAGCACGTGAATTTATCACAGAAAATGCAGCACAACTGCCGCCAGAGCAGGCTGATCCCATGCGATACACCTATGTGGTTCCTGGACTCAGTGCCGCCGATCCGTATCGCAATTATAGATTTGGTGTTGCTCTAGCTCGAGCAAGAAGCGAAGCAATTAAAGATGATGTAAACCCCAACATGCCTGCATGGCATGATGAAACTGCATTTGGCGAGCATGGTATTGTTGCTGGCATGAGCCCTGGTGTTGATAAACTTATTGATGCCGCATTAACAATGACAAAAACGCCTGGCGGTAAAAAAATGGTGTCAAGTGGCCCCAGCGAGGAACCTGCCTTCGTGGATACAAAAAGTCCTGTAAAAGCATTCAAAGGATACCCAAGGTAAACTATTATGGCAAATCCGCCACCACCATACAACAACATCACCGGCATAAGCCGTTCTGTGATGAAAGACAATGCACAAGAAACCATTGGTAATTACAATGGTGTTGCTAGACCCAGCGAACTTGTGGTTGATCAACTCACACAAAATGTTTATGTAGGCAACACAAACGGCAATTTAAATTTGGTCGCTTACGGATCTGGTGTCACCAGCACCACAACATTCAATCCGCAGTTCACTGACGGATCGGGCACATTTGCTGGCGGCACCGCCACAGCATCTTATGTGCGTATGGGTCCGCTGATGTATATACATGTGTATGTGGATTTTACAGGAGTTACCAACTTTGGCAGCACAGGATATCAGATTACACTGCCCACCCCCGCAATAAACACATTTAGACTGGCCGGCGGCAGCCTGCATCAAACAGCAGGTGCTGGTTCTCCTGCCTTGTACCATATTGCCGGAATCACAGACGTTGTTGATAGCACCACAGTCATGAAATTGTATTATTCTGGTAGCACCACTGATCTAGTTTGGAAATTCAACACTCCGGCCACAGGCGCCTGGCAATCGGGCGCACACTTTGATATCTCGGGTACTTACCAAATAGCATAACATGAAAAAACTACTACTACTCTTACTCATCGTACCTGTGCTGGCCATGGCACAAAAAACACCAAAAGGTGCAACCTATGACGCACAAATTGTGCGCATCAACGATGGGGACACAGTTGTGATCTCTGCACCATTCTTGCCTGCACCCCTCAAGCCCGAACTGGCTGTACGAATCTTTGGTGTAGACACTCCTGAAAAAGGACATCGTGCTCAGTGCCCGCAAGAAAATGCCCGCGGTCTAGCAGCCACTGAATTTACCAAAAATGCAATTGCTGCCAGTCAGCAACGACAGGTCACACTGTATGCCTGGGACAAGTTTGGCGGTCGTGTGCTGGGTGACATCATTCTAGATGGCCGTAGCCTGCGTCAGGGACTTATTGCCAACGGTTTTGCACGCGAATACTACGGCGAAGCCAAGCAAAGTTGGTGCAACTAAACATTAAACGAACACCCTTAGGACCGCACTAGTTGCGAGGGCGCCCGGGTGCTGGGCGTAGCAAGCGATTCGCTACCGTGAACTACAAAGTGACCACTAATAACTTTCTGCGCTAAAGGTCGTGTAAATACTGCATGATCAAAAAATCCCCAAAAGGTAACAACTCATGAGCAAGGTGTTAGAGTCCGTTCTAACAAAGTCGCCATATCAACTGGTGTCTTACTCAGACGAGCAACTGGACGAGTTTGCCAAGTGTGCTGACCCCATTACCGGTCCGTTGTATTTCATGGACCATTTTTTCTATATTCAGCACCCTACTCGTGGACGAATGGTATATCATCCTTTTGAGTATCAACGGCGCTTGATTGAGGTATATCACAACTATCGTTACAGTATTAGTTTGATGCCTCGACAGACTGGTAAATCTACTTCAGCTGCGGGTTACTTGTTATGGTATGCAATGTTTGTGCCCGACTCGACTATTTTAGTGGCTGCACACAAGTACACCGGTGCCCAGGAAATTATGCAACGTGTTCGGTATGCATATGAAAGCGTGCCAAACCATATTCGAGCAGGTGTTACCAGTTACAACAAAGGTAGTTTAGAGTTTGATAACGGTAGTCGTATTGTAAGTGCTACCACTACTGAAAACACTGGTCGTGGTATGTCTATATCCTTATTGTATGCTGACGAGTTCGCGTTTGTGCGACCAACTATTGCTACAGAATTTTGGACTTCTATCAGCCCCACACTGGCCACTGGTGGTAAGGCAATTATCACAAGCACTCCCAACAGCGACGAAGATCAATTTGCCTTGTTGTGGAAAGGCGCCAACAAGTGCGAAGATGAGTACGGCAATCCAACTAGACTAGGTGTCAATGGTTTCAAAGCATATCGTAGTTTTTGGAATGAACACCCGGACCGTGACGAGAGCTGGGCCGCACAACAACGTGCTGCTCTTGGTGTGGATCGATTTCGCCGAGAGATGGATTGCGAATTCATTATTGCCGATGAAACACTGATTGCACCTGCTAAATTAATTGAACTTGAAGGAGTTGAACCCTTGTACAAAACTGGGGAAGTGCGTTGGTATCGAAAACCCGAAGCAGGTAAAATTTATGCTATTGGACTTGATCCAAGTCTGGGCACAGGCGGTGATCCGGCAGCCATCCAAGTGTTTGAAGCAAACACCACAGTACAAGTAGCTGAGTGGCGCCACAACAAAACAGATATACCCACACAAATTCGTATCCTGGCATCAATTATATCGCACATCAACGATGTTGTTAAATCTCCAAAAAGCATTTATTACACAGTAGAAAACAATACAATTGGCGAAGCTGCCTTGATCTCGATTGCAGAATACGGAGAAGACAACATCCAAGGATATTTTCTTAGTGAAGCGGGCGCAGGAGGATCGCGCAAGTATCGCAAGGGATTTAATACATCAAACAAACCTAAACTAGCTGCTTGTGCAAAAGTCAAACATCTAATAGAAACTGGTAGAATGGCAATTTCCAGTAGAAGTTTAATTACAGAGTTCAAGAATTTTGTTGCCTCGGGTGCAGGTTATGCAGCCAAGCAAGGAGAAACTGACGATCTTGTGATGGCCACATTGCTAGTGGTTCGTATGTTACAGTTATTGCAAAATTATCACGTGGAACTTGACACACAAATGCGAGATCATCAAGACACCTTTATTGAACCTTTACCGTTTGTAATGACTTTATAATAAATACACCATATGGACAATAACGCAGCCAACTCACTTTACGACCTTCTGGTCACACGCAACCTCGAACCTGAGCTCTTGGATTCTGCTGGAAAATCAGTAATGGATCCCAGCAAAGCTGACATGTTCAGTTTTAACTGGAAAACAGATTCGCATGATTACGGAACAGTGGTTATCTTGATTGACGATCACAGCAACATGGAGGTGTATTTTGGGGACAATATTGGTCGTACCATGGAAGGCGATGACAAAAGTGAATGGTATCAGTTTCTAGAACAACTCAAAACATTTTCCACACGCAATCTACTAACGTTTCAACTCAACAATATCAATAGATTAAAATATACCATGCAAGGGATATCTGCTATCAAGGAGGGATTGTTTGAGGGCTACTATGGAAAAAAACGCATAAGCTACAGTGATCAACCACAACAAACTCGATTGATGATCAAACACAATCGAGACTTGGGTGAGGGTGAGGCCAGATATCGTGCCATTGAAAGTTTATTTGTAGAAACAGCCGACGGCGAACGATTCAAATTACCATTCCGTAACCTACTTGGTGGACGTATCATGGCTCGACACGTGTCCGAGGGCGGAACGCCATATGATGCATTTGGTCAGCACATTGCAGAGATAGTTGAAGAAATGGGCACATTGGGTAGATTTATCCGTGCCGCAAGGACAAAAAAGTTTTCTGGCGATACTTCTAGCTTGGTAGAAGCAGCAGTTCGACATTATAGCGATCTTAAAGCCAAGGCCAAACGCATGATTGGACAGCGCGGATATCAATTAGAGCGTGAATCCTACGACCCTAGCGAACTGACTGATAGCAATGTTGCAGCCGATGCCATACGTGACATGTTTATTGAACAGAGTATTGACCACAGAATTGAAGAAGCTTTGCCCATACTAGCAAAACTAGCACCAAACACAAAGGAAGATAGCATGAAAGAAGTAGATGAATTTGAATCCTGGACCAACAAGGTCATGGAAGGAACTTGGGCACTACCTGAAACCCCAGAAGCAGAAGCCAAGTTAAAAGAGCTAATGAGTAAACCACTGATAGTGGGGCCTGACGCAACCAACGCTACAGAACAACTGTATGATCTTGTTGGCGACGACGAATTGTTTGATCGATTAAACGACTTGGCAGATCAAGACCCCAACGCCAACTGTTGGGATGATCCGGCTATTGTTGATCGACTAGGCGAGCTTGGCATTGATATCACACCCACCGCGGGATCAACTGCTGGCGATCAAGGTGTAACAGAAGGCTCCGGATACGATGGATCAGAGCCATTGGATCTCAGCAAGAATCCTTCCGTAAACGATGTGTTCAAACGTGCCTTGTATATCTATGATTACGAAGGTTACGGCAACGACATGGACTACAGTGAAGATGATGCTATTGACCAGTATGTTGCACAAAGGTTTGGTCAGGATGTATTAGATCAATTGACCAATGCAAGAAATCAACAATATTTTGGTAGAGACGATGGTCGTGGTGGCCCACGCGGCAGCAATCTAGGACAGCCAAGCCAACCAGGTGGTAACTTCCGCACAACCAAGGCTGGTGTAATGAACAAGCAAGATGCTAAGACCATAAAAAGTCGTGTAGCTGACAGATTAGGACGTCACCCTGAACCAAACCTACCAGAAGCAGAAGACGACATTGTTCGGACAAAATACCACAGAAGACCTTGATACTGACGGAGTCATGATGACCAAACCGTCAAACATGAGCAGTTGACCTAGAATCAACTTCTGATAAAATAAGGCAGATTTTTCTGCCTTTTCCTTTGACTTGCTAAATAGAAGCGTGTACAATACAACTTGTATGCACAGGCAACTTACATCTAATTTTAGATAGGCATATACATAGGCAACTTATTAAGGAGAAAAACTATGGCAACTTTAGCAGACATTCGCGCACGACTACAGGCAGCAGAAGGCAACAAAGGCGGACAAGGTTCGCAAGGTGGAGGTGATAAATCAATTTACCCTCACTGGAACATGGACGAAGGCCAATCGGCCACACTACGCTTCCTCCCCGACGGCAATACAAAAAATACATTTTTCTGGGCAGAACGTGCCATGATTCGATTGCCATTCAATGGCATCAAGGGAGAAATGGATTCCAAGCAAGTTATGGTACAAGTACCTTGCGTTGAAATGTGGGGAGACGCCTGCCCAATTCTGGCAGAAGTGCGCACCTGGTTCAAGGACAAGAGCCTTGAAGAAATGGGTCGCAAATACTGGAAGAAACGTTCATATATCTTCCAAGGGTTTGTTCGTGAAAACCCAATTGGTGACGACAAGACACCAGAGAATCCAATTCGACGCTTTATCATTGGACCCCAGTTGTTTACCTTGATCAAAGGTGCACTCATGGATCCTGAGTTGGAAGAATTGCCAACTGATTTACAACGTGGTCTAGACTTCCGTATCACTAAAACAAGCAAGGGTGGCTTTGCTGACTACAACTCAAGCAAGTGGGCTCGTAAAGAATCTGCCTTGACTGAAGCTGAACAGGCTGCTGTGGAAACACATGGTTTGTTTGATCTCAGTACATTCTTGCCCAAGAAGCCAACCGATGTTGAGTTGCGTGTGATGAAAGAGATGTTTGAAGCATCAGTAGATGGTCAACCATACGACACAGAACGTTGGGGGCAGTACTTCCGCCCTGCAGGCGTTAATGCTCCAGCCGGTAGCACTGCTGACAGCAACAGTGATTCACAGCCTGCCAAGGCAGCACCAGCACCGGCACCAGCATCTGGTTTTGATGACGAAGATGACACTCCAATGGCATCGGCTCCGGTCAGCGCAGCCAAGCCTACACAAAAAGCCGAAGACATCCTGGCTATGATTCGTAGCCGTCAAAAGCAGTAATCTGCACTAGAGAGAGCTGAATCAGCTCTCTCTTTATCATCTTCAAGGAACAAGTATGGGAAAACCATTTGACGTAAGTAAATTTCGTAAGGAAATTACAAAAAGTATCGAAGGCCTTAGTATTGGCTTTAATGATCCGACAGACTGGATCTCCACGGGCAACTTTGCCTTAAACTATTTGATCAGCGGCGACTTTAACCGTGGCATTCCTTTGGGCAAAGTCACTGTGTTTGCTGGTGACTCGGGTGCAGGCAAAAGCTACATCTGTTCAGGCAACATTGTTAAACACGCACAAGAACAAGGTATCTTTGTGGTGTTGATTGACAGTGAAAACGCACTGGATGAAGACTGGCTCAAAGCACTTGGGGTTGACACAGGTCCAGACAAACTTCTTAAACTCAGTATGGCCATGATTGATGACGTTGCTAAAACAATTTCAACATTTATGAGTGACTACAAAGCACTGGCAGACGGCGAGCGTCCCAAGGTATTGTTTGTGATTGACAGCCTGGGTATGTTGTTGACTCCCACAGACGTCAACCAGTTTGAAGCAGGCGAAATGAAGGGTGACTTGGGTCGCAAGCCCAAAGCACTTACCGCTTTGGTGCGTAACTGTGTGAACATGTTTGGTAGCTATAACGTGGGCTTGGTATGTACCAACCACACATACGCAAGTCAGGACATGTTTGATCCTGATGACAAGATCTCCGGTGGTCAAGGTTTCATCTACGCCAGCAGTATCGTGGTAGCAATGAAAAAGATGAAGCTCAAAGAAGACGAGGACGGCAACAAAGTCTCTGAAGTCAACGGTATCCGTGCAGGCTGTAAAGTTATGAAAACACGCTATGCCAAGCCTTTTGAAGGCGTTCAGGTCAAGATTCCTTACACTACGGGTATGAGTCCTTACTCGGGATTGACAGACTTGATTGAGAAAAAAGGCCTGCTCAAGAAAGAAGGCAATAGCCTAGTGTTCACATCAAGCCAAGGCGAAATCATCAAGAAGTTCCGCAAAGGTTGGGAACGCAATGATGATGCTTGCCTGGATACTGTAATGAGCGATTTTGGAAATCAGAAGGAAGAGGTAAGTATCGTGGAGGAGGACGCTGAATGAGCGAACGTGTAACTAGTGAAATTTGGGGCGAACTAAAACGGTATATCAATACTGTGGATCGCGCAGAGGCAGCAGACACTGTGGTTCAAATCCTAATGGAGAACGACAGTGACGCTGATGGCATTCGTGATGCCTTTAAAGGCGATAGCGACATCAAACGTGCCTTGGCTTCATATCTCGACAATGGTGAAGACCTTGATGAAGAGGATGACGAAGACATAGATGAAGACTACGACGAAAACGAAGACTGGGAAAACTAATGTGGTATAGCCGTGTGGTTGCTGACCTTGGGACGATACCAGACTTTATCTCACATTACGAAAAAGAACTATTGTCTGCCAAATCCGAATGCCGTATTTCCGGTGTGGTTGAACGCAACATCACAGCATTACCTGGTATTACCGAACATAGATTTAACCAGTTACAGGAGATTGAGGCAGTACTCAATCTCCTAAACATACAACTACGCAAAATCCGTCGACGCCATTTTCAAAAGTACTTAGAAAATTATGCACGAGCACTCACTGCTCGTGACGCCGAAAAGTACGTGGATGGTGAGGATGAGGTTATCGACTTTGAAACTATCATCAACGAAGTGGCACTGTTGCGTAACAAATGGTTGGGAATCATGAAAGGTCTTGATACCAAGCAATGGCAAATGGGGCATGTGGTTCGACTACGCACAGCCGGCATGGAAGACATTCAAGTTTAATCGTTGATCTCGGACAAGTAAATTGCCACTGGTTCTCCAGTGGCAATTTCGTGAGTAGTCCATTCAGTCCAAGCCAAATCATTAATCCATTGTGTTCGATCAGGTCTTGCTGGATTGTCAAGATTATCAAAGCTGGTATTGGCCACCGACACTGCAATACTAGAAGGCCCAACAAAGGCTGGTACTCCGTTAAGCACTGCATTAATACCGGGATTGCTATTCCAGTTAACAACTGCCCAGGCATTGCGCAGTGACTGATCAAAGTCAAACGTGTCGTATGTGTTGGCAATTTTTGTTGGTAATTGCTCTGAACATCCACTGGGAATAGTCACAGCACGAAATCTAGGATGCTTTCTGATCACAATGGGTCGATCAGTGTGTTGTTGTATTTCATCCACCACAGTGTTTAGCCAAGATTGCATCTGTGGTTGTCCGTGCCACTGATTGCTTTCTGGCCTCTGCAACGCAATCAACACATGCTCTCCTGAGTTGGTCCAGGGCAAGGAGTTTATGCCCAACTGTTGACTACGACTAGAGCTGTTGCCACTGAGTACAATGCGATTAACACCATTTGGCAATATTTTCCAGGTATGTCCACGGTTTATTGCCCCAACTTCAAGTACCACAACTGGTCGATTGCTATTGCGATACAATTGCCATACTGGGAGATTTTGTTGCATGGTGCCAGCCCAGAGTTGACTCCATATCACAGCAACATCTGCAGAGTTGTCGTGATGTGTAACTGTGTGCCCAAGTCTAGTTAATCCTTGCTCAAATGCGGCAAACACAGGTGCACTATTACCAGCACCAAAATTATTATAAATGGAGAATTTCATTGTGTGTAAATACTTTATTATACTTAACAGGCAAACGCATGAGTCAACATAAATTTTCAGTTGTTACCACTTTCAATCATAAAGGATATCTAGACTACGGTCAGCGCATGATTGAAACATTTTTAAACACATGGCCATCGGATGTAAACATGTTGGCCTATGCTGAAAATTGTGTTGTAACACAGCATGCGCCAAACCTGGCGGTAATTGATCTAGAAAAAGCCAGTCCGGAACTGTGTGCATTCAAACAAAAGTGGCAACATGTTCCCATGGCCAACGGTGATGTATCAACAGACCCAGTACGTTCAAAACGACGAGATGCTGGCAAAGGATTTAAATGGGATGCGGTGAGATTTGCACACAAGGTATATGCAATTTTTGCGGCAGCTCAGTGTTGCAAAAGTGACTGGTTAATATGGATGGATGCCGACATGGTATGCCACTCAGAGATCACTACTGAGTATCTCAATCGAATGATCAGCAACGATTATGATCTGTGCTTTCTGGGACGAACTGGCAAGTACACCGAATGTGGATTATATGCAATCAATATTGGGTCAAGCACAGGCCGTCGGTTCTTGGCAAAGTTCCAAGCACTGTATGACCAAGGAGATATATTTGCTCTTGACGAATGGCATGATAGTTTTGTATTTGACCATGTGCGTTCCTTGGTGTCAGTGCGGGAACTCAACTGGAGTGAAGGTATTGTGCAGGGTGAAGGCCATCCCTTGATCAACACTTCCTGGGGAGCATACCTAGATCACCTCAAAGGTGATAGAAAACAACTGGGCCACAGTAAACCCAAGGATTTAAAAGTTACCCGGACTGAGCAGTATTGGCAGAGCGTTTGAGCATTTTATGCCACATGCTGGTTTTGGTAAGACTTTTTTTGCCATCGACGTCAATGGCAGCTCTACCCATTAGATAATTGTGACATTGCAGTTCTACCACAGTAGCATTCATGGCATTGTCGGCGGGCAAATAATAGCGTGAATATTGAGTGACCAATTTGGTTGCGCCAGCAGGCGTGAGTCCGTAGCCCACAGCACCCGGCATGACTTTTCCCTTGAAACCAACAGCCGCTGGATCACCACTAGGAGAGTATAATTTTTCAGAATAAAATTCATGTGTGTGCACACTCTTGCCAGTTGCAACTAACAATACATCAGTCCACTCAACTGGTTCAAACCCACGCTCAAATATAACATCATCTTCAAAAATTAATATATTTGTATCAAGATCAACACAGTGTTGCCACAACCTGTAGTGGCTATGGAAACAGCCCATTACCCCTGGACGCGAACATGATTTGATGTAATCAGCATCAATTGGATTTCCTTTAAAGCTGGTGGGTTGGATTTCGCGTCCAAGTCTCTTGAACAATTCAATGGCATCGTTGCCATATGTGCCTTCCCAGTGTTGCGCATGAATTCCAAAATCTTCAAGAGCTTGTACTACTCGTTTAGAGCTCTCTGCTGAGCTTGGGATTTGGCTGAGGCCAATGACAAATGCTGGAATGTTCATGTAGATATTTATAGACTAGACTGCCGGTGTGGTTACTAAGTACAACATGACATCAAATACATTAGTTACAGTTATGCTACCCACTCGAAACAGAGTGGAATTGGTCAATCGCAGTGTGCAAACATTGTTAGAGTGTGCCGCTGACCCCACATCAATTGAGATATCAATTGCGTACGATCATGATGATCAGCCCAGTAAAGATTATTTTAATTCAACAGCCTGGACAGATTTTATCAACAGGTACGGTGCAAGCACACAGGTGTTTGAAACACCAGCCTGGGGCTATATTGAATTGCACAATTATTACAACTTGTTGGCCAGCAAAGCACAGGGCAAATGGCTACTGCTTTGGAATGATGATGCGTTGATGCAAACCAAGTCTTGGGATGTTTGCTTGGCAGAACAAAGTGACTTTGTTGGCATGCTACACATGACCACTACGAATTTTGATAAAAAATTAACTTTATTTCCCTTTATCCCACGCACATGGATAGACATATTTGGGACATTGAGTTTGTGCAACTGCAATGATTCGTGGATACAGGATATTTGTCACGAAGCAGGAGCAGTTAAAGAGTTGCCGGTAAATGTCATACATGATAGGTTTGACGTTACCGGCAACAACGGCGATGACACATACCAAAATCGCAGATATCAAAAAAAGATCTACAAGTCTGACGCCATGCGACAAACACGGCATGAGTGGGCCTTGCGTTTTATGGAATACCGGGCAAGTAACGGCGCATGTGAGCCCAGCATTGCCCAGACTGAACCTCGTTAAAATTCCAATGAAACATTGACAGTCTGGTTAGCCACAGTTGTCGATCGTACAGCACTGGATCTTCAATTTTGGCAAAGTCGGTGTTGGCAATTTCTTTGCATTGACTGCGTTCTGGGTCGGTGATAAAAATTGGATAACCTTCAATGGCTGCACCAACTGCTGGACTGGAATTGTGATTGACCACAGCCCAGCAATTGGCTAGATCGTCTAGTAGTGAACTGCCTGGGCTGGACACATGTACATTGGGAAATTGATTAATTATTCGACCAAAGTCATGCTGAGTTTTATCACCTGGATGAGCTCGTAACCTAATGGGGCGACTGCTGTGCATACGAATAGAAGACACAGTGCTGGCAATCCAAGACTGCACATCAATCCCTCCCATGCTCCATCCACCTTGCCTTTGCAAGCACAACAGTATGTGATTTCCGTTGACACGATAAGGCTGCAACTTTAAATCAAGTTGTGACTCAAAGTCAAACCATCGATCCAGTGTTGGATTAGAATCGCAGTATATTCCAGTGTTGGGAAAAACTCCATTGAAACTATAACGCAAATAGTTCAATGGGTTTTTGGTATTTTTGTAAAGAAATAAGTTGCTGTCAATTATGACCAAATGTTTATTTTTTGCCGCTTGTTCAGCAGCCACTCTTTTGCGCATTTGCAAGTGAGGTGAATTTTTTGAATCCTCGTGAACCCATCCCAGTATTACTGCAACATCGCATGGCACTGTGTCCTGGCCTTCATGCATGTACGCATTGTCCCCGTTGGCATGTACGCCCAGGCAGAATTTAATCAGTGCATCAACTTTTTCTTGTTTTTTATTTTTTGATGGCAAACAAGATCTGTAGGCTACAATTGACAACGGTTGAGTCATGATTTTTGTAAACAATAATCGGCTAGCATGTGCTCCCGGTGCCACTCATCACCTTGTGGCGTAGTGGCAAACTCGTGAAAGCATGGAGTGCCCAGGGTATAATGCAAGAGCTTGGCATCAGGGTTTGGCCCGTATTCATCAGGTAACCAATTCCACTCCACTGGCAACTCACCAACATGCTGATCTTCTAACCATGTAAACCGGTGTAATGCAGCACCAGTGGCCTGCTGTACAAAATCTGGAGTGAGTTGTTTGTTTGACTCACTGTTGCAGTTCCACAAAATAACACTACTCCAATTTTTACGTGGATAGTCTTCATTCTTGGCGCCAAGATATTTTACCGGCATTCGAGTTTTGTAATTGTGTTTAACAACCATGACATCGTGCATGGGATCTTGTAACTGCCACAACTTGACAATGTCGTCGCGCACTATCATGTCGCCATCAATAAAGATAGCCCACCCAGCATAGTCCATTAGATGCGGCACAAGAAATCTGCTGTAGATAAACTGATTGCTTCCGTCAGTGTGTGTTTCTGTGTAGTCCTCAAACAGATTCAATGCCAACGGAATTATTGCAACTGGTTTTGATGCCTGCCGTATAATTGAATTAGCGCAGGTGTGATAAGCCACTGCCTCTCTGGGGTCATAACCAACAAACACTGGTATTGGCTTCATTTGCGTTCGATGTCCTCTTCAACACAATTTTCGCCATATTGGATTTCGATCAGCTTTAACGGCTCGTTAGTTTCGTTGCACAACTGGTGCCATTCATTTAGTCTAATCCAAGTTGACTGATGCCGGGCAGGGCTTGATGCCAGCTCACGATCTGTGCTGTGTGGATCCACTGTGTACACTGTGGCTTCACCCTCGGCTACAAACCAAAACTCTGCACGTTTTTCGTGTCGTTGCATGCTTAAACATGTCTTGGGATTTACTGTGAGTTCTTTTAGCTTGACGTGGCCGCCTACTTCGTGTAGCACACGATAGTACCCCCAGGCGCGATCTGTTCGGGGTTTCTTCCAGTCTTCAAGAATCCAGCTAGAACTGTTTTTCTTATCTTCTCCACCCACACCAAACACAAATTCCACATCATCGAACACCATCTCGGGTATGTTGTCTTGAGTTCTGTCTCCACCATTGGCAAACACAATCTCATGATTGGGAAATATCTCTTTGGCTTTACGAATAGCATCGATTGCTGTGCCATCCTGGTCGTCAAAATCAATCACACGATCAACCACATGCAAGGCAGCAACAATGGCAGCACGTTCTGACCAGGGCATGAACGCACGACCTTTCTTGCGTTCTAGCCAGGCATCACTATTGAGCCCAACGATGAGTTTGTCACCTAGTTGTTTTGCTGACTGGAAGTAAGCAAGATGTCCGGAGTGTATGGGATCAAACCCACCTGTAACAAGTACGATTTTCATAAAGATATTTATGTATGTACATAACGGTAAATATTAATCCTTATGATAAACCAAACTTATACAGTAAACTGTGCATGTGTGATTCATGGTGACGCTTATCAATGGACGTATGTTCAAAAACTTTATGCCATGCTGTGTCGAAATTTAACGTTTCCTGTAAAACTGCATGTATTCACAGAAGAAGAACGAGAGGTTCCTGATCCTTTTATCAAGCACACGCTAGACACTTGGCCTGGCATAGCTGGACCAAAAAGTGCTTGGTGGTACAAAATACAGATGTTTAACCCTGATCACTTTTCGGGCCAATTGTTGTATTTTGATCTTGACGTTGTGATTACTGGCAATATTGATTGGATGTTACAAGCTCCCCCAAGTCATTTTTCTACTATTCGTGATTTTAGGTATCTGCAACGTCCTGCCTGGGCTGGTATTAACTCCAGTGTCATGCTTTGGGATACCACTAGATTTAGCAATGTTTGGGAATCATTTATGAGTCAAGGGCCATCTACAGTAACTGCACGATACCCGGGGGACCAGGATTTTCTTTCAGCTGTGATTGACGAGCGTCACCGCAATTTGTTTGATGCAGACATGATACAAAGCTGGAGATGGCAAATGAACGACGGCGGTCAAAACATGAAAACACGTAAATATCACAGCCCCGGTACAGGTTGCAGGATTGATCCCAAGGTGCGGGTTATTGTGTTTCACGGAACCCCTAAGCCACACGAAGTTCAGGATAAATATATATTGCAACATTGGAGATTGTAACTTTCCGATAAATAAACAAAAGAGGATAAACAAAAATGACTACTCGAAGCAACAGATTACTTGGCAGAATATGGGGAGACCCAGCAAATCCAGCAACTATCACAGTGAACTTTAACGGGGCACAAGTGTATACTGGAACTGCCCCCACAGTGGCAGGGGTATTAGAATCACCGTATCTTGGCGAATTAGACACGCTATGCCAATGGTCTAGTGATACATCGGTAACTGGTCAAATTCCTTGCAGTGTCACAGTGTTAAACGGCAGTTTGTTAGTGAGTCATATTGCTGTGACCCACTATCGTGGTTCCCATTCGTTTGCGCTAAACTCAGGTGCTACTTGGCCTGCACATGTGCCGACTACCGGCAACGAAGTGTCAACAGATATACAATTATTGGCCAACCCTGCATTTGAGTCCAAATATGGATTGACTAAAGAACAAGCATCTGCAAACTGTACTCCCACATTGGTAACACCACCAGATGAATTTTTTGCAGATCCAAACGTCAATTCTTTTGAGTCGGACGGCAAGACCAATATTAAAATTGACGGTATTCCGCAAATTCGCGACACTGCAACATTCCCAATTGGCGGCGAATGGCGCTGGGCAGTTGGATCAGGGTCCACTATAGAATTTGATTTTGAAATTTTAGAATATTAAAATATCATTATAATCTCATAAAAACCCGCATTATGCGGGTTTTTTTATGGCTAACAGTTGACTAGAAATTATCAATTCGCTGTACTAATTAATTGGTTATTAAATGGAGTATTATAATGTTTATAAAATCAAATATCCAATATAGCCATTTGAATATGAGCCAAAAATCAGCTAATAATACT